CAAGATATAACTTATGATGATGTGCCTTTTACTGTAAGACTTAGAAATGACATACAAGAGTTTAGTATCGGTACAACAAATCTATATCAATACGAGTTAGATGTAATAGAGAGTTTATAATGGCTAGAGGTTTAACAAGTGCAGTTAATACAGAACTAGCTACAGACAGCTTAAATCCTGTTACATTAGTTTATTTAGGAGTATCAACTGGAAGCAGATATACAGATCATTATAAAGATATTAGTTACGATTCTAATACTTACACAGCTTCATCTTTATTTTTAAATGCTTCAGCAGTAAGTGAAAGTTCTGAAGTAGAAATTACAAATATTCAATTAAGATTTTCTGGTGCAGACCAAACAGTTATATCATTATTCTTAAACAATAATTACATGAACAAAGATGTAGAAGTTTATAAAGGTTTTTTAAATGATAGTCAGAGTTTAATTGCTGATCCTGTAACTTTATTTAAAGGTAAGATTGAGTCTTTTAGTGTTGATGAAGAAATAAATAATTCAACAGTAACGATCACAGCAACTTCTCATTGGTCAGACTTTGAAAGAGTACAAGGTCGTAAGACAAACACAAACTCACAACAAATATATTTTGATGCAGATGTAGGATTTGATTATGCTTCACAAGCAATAGCAGAACTTAGATGGGGTAGAGATTAATGCAAGAAGTTGTAGAACTATTTAGAAACTTTAAGAGATATGATTCAATGAGAGATGATGAATTAAGATTATATCTAATGCCATCTATGAAATTAAAACAATGTATGAGAATAAATGATGGTGATGAATTAGTTGGATTTGCTAACTGGGCATACTTACATGATTTAGTAGAAAAAAGATTTAAAGAAACAGGCAAGATAAAACAAACAGAATGGAAGTCTGGCAGAAATGCTTGGTTAATAGAAGTTGTATCAATTAGAAAAACAAGAGAATTGACTAAAAAACTTTACAATTATTTTAAAGAAAGAACAGCAATAGGTAATTGTGTTAAATGGCTTAGAACTGATGGAAAAATTTATAGATTAGGTCAAAAATATAAAAGGGAGTTTCATAGCTAATGGGTGGTATAGTTGATGCGATTGTAAATGTAGTCAGTAGTTTTATTAGTTGGCTTATTCCTGTACCAGAAGTTCCTGAGTTTGACACACCACAAACAGAAAACGCACAAGGTATTTTATTAAACAAAGAATCTAATAATGCACAAATCCCTGTTGTATATGGTCAAAGAAAATTAGGTGTAACTAGAGTTTATGTAGAAACATCTGGGTCTGATAATCAATACTTATATGTAGCTGGTGTATTATGTGAAGGTGAAATTGAATCAATAGAATCTATTTTTATTGATGATAGAGAAGTTACTTTTGATGGTGCATTAACTCATGGCACAACTAGAGAAATAGATAGTTCTGATTCAGTTTATTATAAAGATTCTACAAGTCATATTCAGGTACAAGCATTTTTAGGTAAAGACGATCAAGTTGCTTCATCTGTTTTAACATCACAAACTAATTGGGGAACAAACCATAGACTTAGAGGAGTTGCTTATCTTGCATTTAGGTTTAAATGGAATCAAGATATCTTTGGTGCAATACCTAATATTAAAGCAGTTGTTAAAGGTAAAAAAATATATGATCCAAGAACATCAACTACAGCTTACTCAAATAACTCTGCATTATGTTTATTAGATTATTTAAGAAATAGCAGATATGGAAAAGGTTTACCTGATGATGCTTTTGAGTCTGGCTTTCAATCATTTCAAGATGCGGCAGACGAATGTGAAACACAAGTTACACCTTATTCTGGTGGGTCAGATATAAACTTATTTGAAACAAACGGAGTATTAGACACAAGCCAAAAGGTAATAGACAATGTTAAAAAACTATTAAACCCTATGAGGGCTTTCTTCACTTATACTGAAGGAGTTTATAAACTAACTATTGAAGGAACAGGCACAGCAGTTAAGACTATAAATTCAGATAATGTTGTAGGTGGTGCAAAGTTATTAGGTGAAAGAAAAAATAATAAATACAATCGTATTATCGCAACTTTTGTAAACCCAGACAAAAACTATCAAGAAGATACTATTTCATATCCGCCTAATGATGATTCTAGTTTACCTAGTGCAGATCAACACGCAACTATGTTAGCTGATGACGGAGTTTTATTAGAAGGTAATTATTCATTTCCAAATGTAACATCAGTTTATCAAGCACAAGGTTTGGCAGAAGTTATTTTAAGAAGATCAAGAAACCAATTACAAGTTCAAGTTAGAGTTACTTCAGAATTTTTAAATGTAGCTGTAGGTGATATAGTTCAAATTTATTACCCAACAGGTGGATTTAATAATAAACCATTTAGAGTTCTTGGAATGACAATCAATGAGGACTTAACTGTTGATTTACAACTCTTTGAGCATCAAGATAATTTTTATTCATGGACAGAAAAAGCAGAAGCACCTACAATTGCAGATACAACATTACCTGATCCAAATACAGTTCAACCACCAGCTAGTTTAACATTATCAGATGAGTTGGTAGAATATAATGACGGAACAGTTATTACACGATTAACTTCAACAATAGGTGCATCACCAGATGCTTTTGTAGAACAATACGAGGTAGAAGCCAAACAAACATTAGATGCTGATGGTAATGCAGTATCAGATGATTATAGATTAATTGGTCAAGGTGTAGCATTAGAATACCAATTACTTAATGTGATTGATGGCGGTACTTATGAAGTTAGAGTAAGAGCAATAAATAGTTTAGGTATTAAATCTACTTTTGTAACTGCAACAAGATTAATTATTGGATCAACTGCAATACCAGCAGATGTTGAGGACTTTAATATCTCTATGGTAGGTAGTTCACAAATGCAATTATCTTGGACATCTGTTAAGGACTTAGACATAGAATTTTATGAGATTAGATATTCCACAGGTGCATCACCTACAGATTGGTTTAACACAACAAACTTAGTTCAAGTTCCTAGAAGAAAATCTAATAGTGTAACAATTAATGCAATAGAACCACCTTATCATTTATACATAAAAGCAGTAGATAAATTAGGAAACGAAAGTGCAAATGCTACTGGTATTAGTTCTAATGTTACAAGATTAGAAAACTTTGAATCAATAGGAACAGTTAATGAAGAAACTGCTTTTGCTGGTACATTCTCAAATACATTTTTAGGCGAAGATGCAAATGCTAATCCAGCAGTTACACTAGATACGATTACTTTATTTGACGATACTGCTGGTAACTTTGATGATCCTGATGCTAGTGGATTCTTTTTTGATACTGGTGGAGTAGCAGATAATATTCAATCATCTGGTAATTATATATTTAATAATACGTTTAGTTTAGATGCTATTTATGATGCAACATTCCAAGTGCAAATAACTATGGTATCTGATGATCCTTATGATCTATTTGATTTAGGTCGTGGGGCAAGTTTATTTGATGATGCTAAAGCACCTTTTGACGGAACAGCACCTTCTAACTGTACTTCTGAAATAGCAGTAGGATCAAGCAATACAAGTTTAGGTGCTATATCTAGTTATACCACTATATCGCAACAAGGAACATTTACAGGTAGATATTTTAAATTTAGAGCAAATCTTAAATCAGCTAATAATCAAGCAAAGCCATTAATCACAGGATTACAAGTTAAACTCGTATTAGAAAAAAGAGCAGAACGTGGTGATGATGTTGCAAGTGGTACATCAACCAAGACAATTACCTTTACTAATAATTTCTATGCCACACCAAATATTACAGTAACAGGACAAGATTTAGAATCTGGTGATTATTGGACTATTACAAATAAGAGCAAAACAGGATTTGACATAGTATTTAAAAATAGTAGTGATACTATTATTGATAAGCAATTTGACTATGTTGCAAATGGTTATGGATTGCAAACTTAATTAAAATGGAGTATTAGAAGTTATGGCACAAGTTTCAGATGTATCATTAGCAAACCAAGCATTCGGTACTTTCCGAAGTGAGTTAAATAATATTTTAGACGCAGTAAATACTAATCATATTGGTGCATCAAGACCAGCAAGTGCCGCTAATGGCACGATATGGATTGACAACAGTTCATCACCTACTATAAGCATTAAATTGTTTGATGGCACAGATGATTTAGAATTATTTAGTATTAACACATCAACAAACGCAATAACTTTACCAAGTGGTGTAGGAATAACGGAAGCTGATCCTAATTCTATTCCATTTGCAGTAGCTTTAGGATAAGGAGTAAAAATGGCTAATAACTTTTCAGATGCACAAGTAAGTTTAACAGATGCAACTTTAACTGATGTATTTACAGCAACTAATAAATCTTTAGTAATTGCTGGAACAATCGCAAATACAACTACAACATCAATGAATGTAAGTATTAAAAAATATGATAATTCTGCGGCGGCTGGAAAATTTATATTTGAGAATGTTCCACTACCAACAGGTTCATCATTAGAGTTACCTAAAATTGTTTTACAAACATCTGATAAAATACAAGCACAAACAGATGACGCATCAGGTAATTGTGATGTTCACTTGCAATTATTAACTGACGTATCGTAAGGAGTAAGAATGGCTTATATTGGTTCTACACCAACAGCAGTACCTTTAACAGGAGCAGACATTGAAGATGGTACTATCCAAATAGCTGATCTATCTGCTACAGGTACAAAAGACGCTACAACTTTCCTAAGAGGAGATAATACCTTTGCAGAAGCTGGTGGTGGAAAAATATTACAAGTCGTACAAGGAACTTTAACAACAACTGCTTCAAGAGCAAGTACATCATTTGGTGACACAGGTTTAAGTGTTTCAATAACTCCTAGTGCAACATCATCTAAAGTTTTAATTATGTGTACTATGTTAGCTGGTTATGACCAAAACAACCAAGATAGACCTAGATTTAAATTATTAAGAGATAGTACAGAAATTATGGGTTCAGATGCTTCATCACCTGGAAGCAGAACTACAGTAGTAGCTAATGTTCCAAAACAAGATGATGGTGGTGGTGAAAATATGATAAATGTAAATTTTCAATTTTTAGATTCACCTTCAACGACTTCTGCAATAACATATAAAACACAATATAGTACAAGAGCTGGTAATACAGCTTATATAAATAGAATGGGAAATGATACTGATGATGCGTCACAATATAGAGGTATTTCAGTTATTCAAGCAATAGAGGTAGGTGCATAATGGATATAGCAAAAGCAATTAAATCAATAAATCCAAAAGCAGAATTTACTGTTATTAATGAGGATTTTAATCAAATAACTTGGGAAAATGGAACAACTCCAATATCTCAATCTGATATTGAAAATAAAATTACAGAATTAAAAGCAAAAGCAATTCAAGATAAAACTGATAAAGAAAATAATATTGCATCTGGTAAACAAAAACTAATAGACTTGGGTTTAACCGAAGAAGAAGTTAAAGCGTTAATAGGAGTATAAATGGCATATATAGGCAGAGGAACAGATAAGATTAGCAACATTGAAAAGTTAGATGTGATAACTTTTGATGGAAGCTCATCTTACACATTACAAAAGAACAGCGTTAACTTTACACCTAACTCTGCTAACTCATTACAAGTATCTATTGATGGTGTGGTACAAGCTGGTAACTTTACAGTATCAGGTTCAACCATAGACTTTGGTGTAGCTGTACCAGCAACTTCTACTTGCGACTTTATCTTTCATTATGGAACAGGATTGATTACTACTCCAGCAGATGGAACAGTTGGATTAGCACAGTTATCTGCAACAGGAACTAAAGATGCTACGACTTTCCTAAGAGGTGATAATACCTTCGCTGAAGCAGGTGGTGGAAAAGTTTTACAGGTTGTTACTGCTACAGATGAAACTGAAAGAAGCACAACCTCAACAACATTTACAGATATTACAGGTTTATCAGTTGCAATCACTCCTTCAGCAACATCGTCAAAAGTTTTAGTTATGTGTACTACAACAGGATATTCAGGAAATACAGTAGCCGCTTCAGAATATACTTTGATAAGAGGTTCAACAAATATCGGTGCATCTGGTTCAGGTGAAATTGTAAGACTTTATGGTGCTAACGATATTCAATCTTCAATTACAATGATTGTTCTTGACTCACCTTCAACAACATCAGCGACAACTTATAAAGCACAAATGAGAAGAAATAGTGCCAGTGGATCGGCTTATGCACAAGCAGGAAATTCTCTTGGTACAATAACAGTTATGGAAATAGGAGCATAATATGATTTGTGATGCAATATTAAAAATTAAATCAGATGCAAATGTAACAGTAAATGGCTCTAATATAGATACTTGCGAAATTATTTGGCATGACAACAATCCAACTAATATTACTAAAGAACAAATTAAAGTTGCGATTGCTGAATTAGAAACTGAAGAAACAAATAA